CTTGTATTCACTAGAAAAAGACAATCTTGCACCTTCAGCAAAGTTTGATTTGTACAATGTGGATAAAATGTCTTCTAAGCTGAAGTCATTCTTAAAAGCATGTATCAGGTATTTGGGTTTATGAACCCTGATTTTATCCAATCTTTGAATGTAGCTAGAGTGGGTTTCAAGATAAACTGCAGGATGTATGTCAGAGTTGCCTCCTAGAGCCTTGGGGAGGAATTTCCTCTGAAAATCGAATCTCAAGTGAGTTGTTGTAGACTCATCAAGTAGATCTCTATTAGGTGGCCTTACCTGGATAGTAAATTGTTTTATCTTTGTCAGATAGGCATAATCTGAAACCTTCATAGACCCAAGCCTCAAGTTTAGATTGTTATAAGCTATTTGGAGATTGGTGGAAAGCTCTGAGATTATTGCCATATTAGAGCTAATGACAATATTGCCAAACTTAACTTCTGAGTCTTGGATTACAATTCTTTTCTTTATGAATTCATTAGCCATCTTTATAATCTCACTTCTTGATAATCTCATCCCAGTGTACTTGACTTCTCCAGATGCGTAGCTATAATATTCTCCCAATTTGAGTTCACCAGCATACTCTCTATAAAAATCAGCATTACAGTGAAAGAGTCTTAAGTCTTTCGGGGTTTGACAAGTGCTAAACCGCTTAGCTGATCTCTCAGATATTCCTCCTGTTTCCTCTTCTCTCTTAAAACTTTGCATCATCCCTTCTATTAAAGAACCAGTGGCACCCGGATAAGAGAGAGGTAAGAAAACGTCATGGGGTAATCCATAGACTATCTCTCTAAGCATTCTTTTTGTCTTTGATGATCTCCTGCAAAGGTTAACTATTCTGGATCTAGTAAAACTTGGGACTGAGCTTTTCATTAACCCTTCTCTATCTAGATTTATCATCTTATTGACATCTTTCCCATCATCCAGGAGAAAGGTGGATAATATTTTTGTGTTGTTGCCATAATTAGACATCATACACAATTTAGGGTTAGAGCAGGACCATAAGTCAGGTGAACAGTAAATTAAACCACCAAGTTCTAGTGGAATCTTGAATACATTTTTCTTGAGACTATATATCAGAGATGTGATCTGATGCTGTTTGAGATGAGCCAATTGCCTAATCATCATTAAGATGCAAGACCCAATGACAGAGCCTTTTTCTCTGAGATATGCATCGGCCTTTGAGAAACAATCTAGGGAAGACAAATATAGATCAGTGTCATGAGAATAATCAACATAAGAAGTCCTCTGTTTACTGGCTGCCGATATAAGGCCCTGTAAAGTTCTGTACAGAGAATTGAATTCGCAAAGAACTTTACTATAAACACTCTTAGAGAGATTCCTTCCTGTGCCTGCTTGGTTATGGCAGTCATTCTGTATTAGGAGTGATCTTTTCACAAAGGCATAAGTATTCACATAAGCACAAAAATAATTCCTCTCAGGTAGATCATTCTTTTTAACACTAAACATCCTAATATAATCATCAGAAGTCACAAATGGGCTGACTGTCACGAAGCTCTCAATATTATTCAGGCTATCCATATAATCCTTCTTAGCATCTGAATAGTAAAGTCTAGTTAGACATCTGCTGAGCCTCAGAGAATCTGAGCCGTAGAGTGAAGATAAACTATTAAAGATACCTTGTGCCATCCCCTCAGCACATTCTATGTAATGCATAGCAGGATTAGCTATTCTTGTGTTGTCAGGAACATTGAAATCAACATTCTTGTATACCTCTTCTAAAGAATGTAGTTTCTTGAATAATCTGGTGGTATCTGTGTTTTTAATGTCCTCCAGATCAGGATTCTCTGTCTTTAGGAAGTTTTTGAATTTCTCATAACTCTCAGAGAGGCCCTTAGGCATCATGAAT